TTTCAAGTATCACCAGGTGTTCTCGTTACTGAAAAGGATTTAACTAATATCGTACCAGCTGTTTCTACAAGCGCTGGAGGTGTTGTTGTTACTGCTTCAAAAGGACCAATCGGAGAAATTACTACAATTTCTTCTGAACAAGAATTAGTTGATACATTTGGGAAACCAAATGGATCTAATTTTGAATCTTGGTTTACAGCTGCAAACTTTTTAGGATACGGAAATAATCTCAAAGTAGTACGTCCGATAACAGGTTGTGTAAACGCTTGTGTATCTGGTACTGCTGTAATAATAAGAAATACTTCACATTACTTAACTAGCTACTCAGACGGATCAGGTTCAGTTGGATCTTGGGCTGCGAGAGAAGCGGGTACATTAGGAAATTCTTTAAAAGTTTCTATGTGTACAAATTCTACTGCTTTTGGACCTCATGCAATGAGTGGTAACCTTGTCGCTGACACTGCTGCGGCTATTGGCGATACAACTATTACTGTTGATGATGGCTCTCTAATGCAAGTTGGAGATATATTAGAGTTTGGAGACACTTCTGTTTATACAGCTGCGCCTTCAGGATACTATTATAAAATAACTGGTATTTCAACTCACGTTTTAACAATCGCAAGATTCAATGTTTCAACTGGTACTACAGAAACAGGCGGATTAAGACACGCTGTTGTTGATAATGCTGTCATAAGAAGACATTGGGAATACTACTTCAACTTTACTAATGCACCAACTACTACAGATGACGTTTCAAATGCTGGCGGTTCACTAGATGAACTTCACATTGTTGTGTTAGATGAAGATGGTGCTATTACAGGAACTACAGGAACAATTTTAGAAACATTTGAAGGTCTATCACAGGCTTCGGATGCTAAAACTTCTGAAGGTTCTAGTAATTACTATGTGGATGCAATCTATAATAAATCAGATTACATTTACTGGATGGATCACGAAACTACTCTTGCAAATGCTGGTTCAGCGAAAGCTGGTCAAACATTTGACCAAGCAGGCGCAAATGCGTTTACTGTATTTACTTCTTCACTTGCAAGTGGTACAGACGATTATACTATCACTAATGCTGAATACGCTACTGCATATGATTTATTTGCTGATACTGAATCAGTTGATTTATCATTACTAATGGGCGGACCTTCTCATACAAGTGCTGACGCAACTGGAGACACTAAAGCAACTGCTGTTATGGATATTGCAACAGCAAGAAAAGATTGTGTTGCTTTCGTATCACCTGCGAGAGCAGATGTGGTTGATCTTACAGATGCTATTCAACAAACAGCAAACGTTAAAAGCTTTGCTGAAGGTTTACCATCATCTAGTTATGCTGTAATTGATAGTGGTTACAAATATATGTACGACAAATACAATGACGTTTACAGATATGTTCCATTAAACGGAGATATTGCTGGTCTTTGTGCTAGAACTGATAATGTTGCTGACGCATGGTTTTCACCAGGCGGATTTAACAGAGGTCAAATTAGAGGTGCTGTTAAGTTAGCATTCAATCCTACCCAAACCCAAAGAGATGATTTATACAGATCAAGAGTAAATCCTGTTGTATCATTTCCTGGACAAGGTACTATATTGTTTGGTGATAAAACTGCTCAATCTAAACCTAGTGCTTTTGACAGAATAAATGTTAGAAGATTGTTTATCGTATTAGAAAAGACTATTTCTACAGCTTCTAAATTCCAAATGTTTGAATTCAATGATGAATTTACAAGAGCGAATTTTAGAAACTTAGTAGAACCTTTCCTAAGAGATGTACAAGGTCGTAGAGGTGTTACTGACTTTTCAGTAGTTTGTGACGACACAAATAATACTGGAGATGTAATCGATAGAAACGAATTTAGGGCTGACATTTATGTTAAACCTGCTCGTTCTATTAATTTTGTTCAACTTAATTTCGTTGCTACTCGATCAGGTGTTGCCTTTTCTGAGATAGTCGGCGCATAACCATTAGAAGGAGAAATAAAAAATGCCAAATATAAATGACTTTAAATCCCGTCTAAGAGGTGGTGGCGCTCGTGCCAATCAGTTTAAGGTAACTTTACCTTTTCCTGGGTACGCCGCTGTTGGAGGAGAAACATCCGATCTTGCTTTCTTATGTAAAGCAACTGCTATACCTGGACAAACAGTAGGTAATGTACCTATTGACTTTAGAGGAAGAAAACTTAATATCGCTGGGGATCGAACTTTCGAACCTTGGACAATTACGGTATTAAATGATACTGACTTTAAATTGTACAGAGCATTTGAAAGATGGATGAATGGTATAAACAACATGACTGATAACGAAGGTATCGCAAATCCTGCTGATTACCAAGTTGATGCTTTTGTTGACCATTTAGACAGAAATGGAACTACTCTAAAATCATACACTTATAGAGGGCTGTTTCCTACTGCGTTGGATAACATTGCTTTAAACTACGGAACTAATGACACTATAGAAGAATTCGGTGTTACGTTCCAATTCCAATACTTTGAAACAGATACAACTACTTAATACAAACACGTTAAAGGGAATATTATAATATGGTACAACTACTTGGATTCCAAATAACAAGAAAAGATAATGATCTGGAGAAGCCGGCAAAAGCCAAACAGGCTTTTACTATACCTTCTCCAGATGACGGTACATCAACTATATCTGCTGGTGGTTACTTTGGCCAATACTTGGATATGGAAGTTACTGCCAAGAATGACGGTGATTTAATTAAAAGATATCGTGAAGTTGCTCAGCATCCTGAATGTGATATGGCAATTGAAGATATTATTAATGAGGTTATCGTTTCTAATGAAAGAGATTCTGCGGTTTCTTTATCACTAGATAAACTTGCTATTTCGGAAAATATTAAATTAAAAGTTAGAGCTGAGTTTGATGAGGTTTTACGCCTTATGAACTTTGAAGAAAAAGGATTTGACATCTTTAAAAGATGGTATATTGATGGAAGGATTTAC